TACACCCCACATCATGCAAGGCATACCTATCGCTGTTAATATTGTGAACATACCCCAATCACTATTTGGGAATTCGATCATACCACAAGCAGCGATCACTAAAACTAAACCTACAAAAAATCTAATCATCTTAATAACCTCTCTTATCGACTGTTAATATTACATATTGATAGCACGTCGACTTATTAAAGTCAACCATTGCCGCTTCAATATTAGCGGCCTTTACTACTTGGCAAGCCGTCCTGCCGTGATCGCTCTCATACCGTACCAAGTAGGAATCTAACTTACTACCTGCGACCATTGCGGCCTTGTGTTCTGCGAGTGCGCGATCATGGTTGCGAACCCAGTTTGAGATCATTTTAAATCCGAATTTCGACATTGAACTATTCCTTTCCTATCGCTGGCCTTGGCCGCCGCTTACTTAGCGCGGCGGAGCTTGGCTCCCAGTTTATGGTTTTTCTGCATTTTGGCTCGGAAAATTTTCCTTGCCATTTTGGCTGCTTCGCTATCGCGACCCGGCATGATCACCCGGCGCTTGCCGCCTGCCGTGAAGGTCATTTTGGAAAACCGCTTGATGATTTTCTCGATGGCCTGCGCGTCCTTGGCGTTTGCCTCGGCGCGTGATTTGTCGAAATGGCAGCGACCGCATAATGCCGTGGCATTGTCGATATCGCTGGAACCGCCGAATTGCAGCGCGTGGCAATGATCAACCTGCGTGGCTTTTTCTTTTTTGCAGCATACGCAAAAACCCTTGAGAACTTCGCGCTTGATTGCGCTTGTGAAATCGCGTCCGTTGGTAACTGTTCTTGAAATGCTCATGTCGTAATCTCCTTATCTGATGGTTATGAGTATAGGGCAAGCCATCCTATATGTCAAGCGGGTGCGGCTGTAAGTGATTGATTTTATTGCGTTATTCGGCGTTTTTTTTATGCTTTTTTTATTGCTAAGTGATTGATATTAAACGATTTTTTTCGCAAGTTTTTTTATCTTTTTTTATTTTATTTCCATATGCAAATGCGAATCATTCGCAACTCGCGCCCCTATAGGGGGCGGTTCTTAGGACTTGACCTAGCTTGCACGCGGCGGGCACCTGCTCAGAAACTTTACAAGGGAATTTTTGAAAATTTAGGGAGAAATCTTGACATACCTTAAAGGTAGTATTATACTATTTATAGAAATTTTAAGAGGGGACAACTATGGAAGAAAAATTTAAATATGGACCATTAGTCTGGAATCATGTTCAAGAGGAAGATGATTCAGGAAATTATTGGTGGCCGGGATTACCACCTGTTGAGTATGATAGAGAGGGTATTCCTTTAGATAATAAGGGGTTACAATGTTTACCTATCTCTTCTCCGGTTCACCCTGATTACGAGTCAAAAAACTCCGTTTTTCATATATCTATAAATGACTATTTACCTTCACTAGAGGAATGGTCAGAATGGTTTGATGAACATTTTATTGAAATTTCAGAAGATCGTATAAAGCGTGAGATTCTTAAATGGTATTCAAGACAAAGTGGAAAAACTGTAGAATTTTTTAAATTACAGGAAAATTGTAGTACACTTGATGAAATGGTGAAAGCAGTATGGCAACCAGACGAAAACAAATAATTGATGGTTTTATTACAGAGCTAGGACAAACTCCTGATATAGACTCTTCAAATGTGTTTAAACATTTTAAATATATGGAAGAGATAAATGATTTTCCTACTGTTTGCCTTACTCCTGGCTCAGAAAGTCGTGAAGAGCTTGGAGCTAATCGAAGGCTAGGCAGTATAGGTGTCGCACTCCGTGGATATGTTTTTGATGAAAATAATATTGACACAGCTGAGATTTTTGCACAAAATGTAGAATCAAAGGTAGATTCTTTTTCTGCAAATGTAGCCTCAAAAGCTAATGGTGTATCAGATGCACGTGTTGTTAGTTTTCGTACTGATGAAGGACTTTTTCAGCCATATGGTGTTGCAGATTTAGAAGTTGAAATTTTATATGATTTGGATGAAAATGTATGACATCAAATGCTATTGCACCAACAACTACAGTCGATGCACTTAATAAGACACTTGAGGCACCTCCGCTCGATCCTGTTGTATTGGCTATTGCGAATGATTATCTCTCTGGTAAATCTGTTGAAGAGATATCTGAAGAATATGCGGTTTCCCAGGATCGGATAACATCCGTTATCGAAAAGAAAGAAGTAAAATCATATATTGATAATGTATTCGCTACGCAAGGTTACTTAAATAGGATCAAGCGAATCAATCTTATAAATCAAGTAATTGACCAAAAAATTCAAGACGCTGTTGAAACTGGTATATATTCCAAAAAAGATCTTCTTGACTGGATGAAACATCTCCACGAAGTGGAGACAGCATTGAAACCAAAATCAACTGGACCTGCTGTTGCAGTACAGATTAATAATTATGATAAATTGATGAAGGATTTAATGGAATGACAACACAAATGCCGATGGATGGTGGGAACCAAGCTATTAACGTTCTCGGCCTAAAACCCGGTAAAGGGCATCAAGTTCCATTCACTTCTAGTTCGGCCAATACATCACCGGAAATTTCCGAAACGATCTCCGTTGTTACGGTTTATTCTACCGCTGATTGCTTTATTCAAACGGGAGATGCAGATGTAACATGTACTACGTCGAATGGACATTTTTTACCATCATCAACTATAATTGACCTTGGACTTGGAGGGGGTATACAAGTTCGTAATTTTGATAAATATTTATGTGTAATAGGGAGCAGCGGTTCTGGAACTCTGTATGTAAGCGAGCGTAAATAATGACTGGCCTCGGACTTGGGCTAGGTATCTCTTCTGGCGGAATTGGTGGTGGAGATATTTCATATCTTTACTTACTTGCTCAAGATGGAAGTGTTTTACAAGCTCAACAAAATAGAGGTGACGATGAGTCACCTGCTTTAATACTTTATGAACCAAATAGTGTAACATCTGATTCCATAATTGGACCAAAAAATTTATTACTAGCACAAAATGATAACGTATTACAAACAGAAGATGGACGTCTATTAGGAGTTGAAGATAAAGATTTACCATATGCTAGGTATATTACACAAGATGGTAATCTTATAATTACTCAAGATGATCAACCGTTAGTAGCGCAAGAAGTTAATCCAGACTCTACTATACAAGAGTTTATTACGCAAGATGGAAGATTTTTATTTACACAATCGGGCGATCAAATAACGACCACTTGATTAGGAGAACTAAATGGCTAATGTAAAAATAACAGACTTAACAGCGATTGCCGCAGCAGATGTAGCTTCTTCTGATGTTTTTGTAGTGGTTGATGTTAACGCAGATGCTACTAAGAAAATAACAACAGAAAATCTTACAACCGCGGTTGCTGCTGCAAATGATTATGTAACATATACCCAACTTAATGCTAATCTAAATACAACTACTGCAAATGTTACCGCAGTTGAAACGAGACGTACAAATAATATCGCGGGAGCTATAAGTACTGTATTAACAGGCGATTTAACAGCTTCACGGGCAATGGTAACTAATGGTTCGGGTAAGATTGCTATAAGCGATGTTACTGCTACTGAACTTAGTTATTTAGACGGAGTAAGTTCAGCGGTCCAGACGCAACTTGACGCAAAAATCGCGACGACTACTTCCGCCTCGAACGACTATGTGACATATACGAGATTAAATGCAAACTTAAATACTACTACGTCAAACGTTAGTGCTTTAGAGACAAGACGTACAAATAATATTGCAGGTGCAATAAGTTCTGTTTTAACATCAGACCTAACAGCTTCTCGTGCGATGGTTTCCGATGGTTCAGGTAAAATTGCTGTACTATCTGGTGTTACTTCTACGGAACTTGGATATGTTGACGCAACTAGTTCTATACAAACACAATTAGATGCCAAAGCTGCATTAGCTGGTGCAACATTTACTGGGCAAGTTAATTTTAATGATGATGCTGTTGTTACCGGTAACCTTACTGTTAATGGTGATACAGTTACTGCTAATGCAGTAAATTTAATAGTACAAGATCAATTTATTGCATTATCTAACGGTGGTACCAACTCAATGGATGTTGGTATTTTTTATAATCGTGGTACTTCAGGTAATGCTGCTATATGGTATGATGCTTCTGCTTATGGTTTCTATTTATCTGAAACAAGAGATCCATTTTCTAATACAACTATTTCACCCACTGGAGTAGCTAATTTAACTATGGGTGTACTTACTGCAAGTGAGTTAGATATTTCTGGTGATGTAGATGTTGATGGAACTCTTGAAACAGACGCATTTTCTATAAATGGAACCGCAGTAAGTGCAACAGCTGCTGAGTTAAATGGTCTTGATGGTTTAACTGCCTCTCGCGCACTTGAAGTAAACGGGTCAGGGATTCTTACTGCTAGTGCTGTTACTTCTACAGAACTTGGATATCTTGATGGTGTTACCTCTGCAATACAAACACAATTTAGTGGTGCAGAAACTAGACGTACTAATAATATTGCTGGTGCTGTTTCTACAGTAACAACTTCTGATCTTACTGCGGATAGAGCTGTAATATCTAATGGCTCAGGTAAGTTAGCAGTAAGTGCTGTTACTTCTACTGAGATTGGGTATCTTGATGGTGTTACAAGTTCTATACAAACACAGATAGACGCAGCAGGTGCAACTTTTGCTAATGTTTTTTACGCAACAACTACTGCAAATAGTTATAATATTGGTAGGACAGTTGCAAGCATTAATGAGACAGAAGTTTATCTTGATGGAATTTATCAAGAAAAACGTCAGTATGTTATGGCAAATTCTTCTCATAATGTACAATTTAAAGAAGCTACATTTACAGCTGGAATCGGTTTGGAAATAGTCTCGCATACTTAAAAAATTTAATTGACACTTAATTATAGTAACGGTATACTTAATTAAATTATACGAAAGGTGACTTAAATGGTTACTAGAGTTGGAAAATTTGTTGGAGGTCTTGGTCAAGACATTACCAATATTGCAAATGCACATGCTACTGAAAATAGAATAGCATTTGGTGCAGCTTTAAATCCAGTTGCCAATGTTCATGTAACTGGTAATGTTTTTGCTACTACTACGATACATGCTCATACAGGTTTTTTAGTACCTGATGACGGTGATATTGGTTCTCTTAGCGCTACTGATGCTATGCAAATTAGCTCTGCTGGTATTGTAACATTTAAAGATGATATTAAGATTAAAGATGGAGGAACAATAGGGGTTGCATCAGCTGCTGATGCTATGACTATTAGTTCCGCAGGTATAGTTACCTTTAAAGACGATATTTTAATCAAAGATGGTGGGACAATAGGCGTTGCTTCTGCTGCTACAGCTATGACTATTGCTTCAACGGGTATTGTAACATTTGTAGATGATATCGTTGTTAAAAATGATGGTACTATAGGTAGTGCAACTACTCCTGGTGCAATTACTATTCATAATTCAGGAAATGTTGCATTTTCAAGAGATATAAATATTGCAGATGGACGGTATATCGGATCAGCCTCTGATGTAGATGCAATTTCAATTGGAGCAGATGGTGATGTTACACTAACTCAAGACTTAGAACTTCAGCATGATGGTGCTACAATTTCTTTTGGCGGAAATGATGAAATTGTTTTAACACACGTTCATGATACTGGATTAGCATTAACAGATACAGGAGGATCACCTACCTTTCAGTTACATGATGCCGGTGAATCCGTATCTTCTGACGGTAGTAAGCTTATTCTTACATCTAATAGTGTTGCTTTTAATATGCCAACTGCTGATGGTAGTGCAGATCAGGTTTTAAAAACAGATGGGTCAGGAACTTTATCATTTACTGACCAATCAGCAGGTACTGTCAACCCAGCTACTGAATTAGCTTCAGATATAGATTGTGGAACTGCTTCATCTGCAACTAATGACGCATTTGGCCAAGCCATATCTGCGTTAACAGTATTAGATTTATTAACAAAAGCTGAAAATGCTTTAGGCACCGTAGATTTAGGTGCATTATCATAAGGAGAATATAAATGCCTACACAATTACAACTTCGTCGCGGCACGACGAGCCAAAATAATAGTTTTACAGGGGCAGTTGGAGAACTTTCTCTTGATACTGATTCAGAAAACATTCGTATGCATGATGGCAGTACTGCTGGTGGTATAGAAATTATTCCATCAGGAACTGTAGTAGCATATGGAGGTGGTACTGCGCCAACAGGATATTTAATATGCGATGATTCTGCTGTATCTCGTACTACTTACGCTCGATTATTTGCTATTCTAGGAACTACTTATGGAGCAGGAAATGGAACAACTACTTTTAATGTTCCTGATTTACGTGATCGACTTCCCCTAGGTAAAGGAACTAATAATAGTACACTTGGCGGAGAAACTACTGGAGCAGCTTCTTCTGCTGTTAAAGCAACAGCTTCTGGATCAGCGTCTTTAACGACAACTACAGGTACTTTTGCAACATCAGCAAAAGACTCCTCAACCGCTACTGCATTAACAGGAGTTACTGCTGGAGGCCATACTCATAACTTAACATTACCCGTACAGGTATTTAATTATATTGTAAAGCTTTAGTATCGTGGCGGAGACCAGGGAGCTTGACCAGATACAAGCAGAACTCGAAGTTCTTCATGAGAGGTCACAAAATAACAAACTTAATATAGCCTCTCACGAAGCGACGTGTGAAGAACGTTATCACAACATTCTTCAATTACTTGAGGCTTCCCAAAAACAACATGACGAAATGCATAAAGAAATACAAACATTGAATAGTTTAGCAACTCAAGGACAATCAACTATAAAAACTCTTTTTTATGTAGGTGGTTTTACTACAGCAGTTGCCGGATTTATTTATATGATAATACAAATTTTTCCCAGATGAGAGACAAATTTTTTAAACTTAAAATTCAAAAACTTTTAGATCGTTTACCTACGCCTATTCAATTTAATGAAGCGCAATGGGCTATGGTATACGGACTAGATTCAAATCGTTTTTGGGTACAAATAGCTGCTAGACGAACAGGAAAATCCTATGCCGCCTCAGTATTAGCTTTTGCAAAATTATTAGAACCAGGTCAGCAAGTTATGGTTGTAGCACCTAACTTTTCATTATCTTCTATTATATGGGATTACGTTACAGATCTTATTAAGAATCTTGGTATTGAAGTAGATAAATTTAATCAAAAAGATAAAGTTGTTAAATTAATTAATGGTTCTGTATTTAGATTACTTTCCGCAAATAATAGAGATTCTCTACTTGGTCGTGCAGCAAATTTACTAATTGTAGATGAGGCCGCTGTAATTCCTAATGATGAATATTTTATTAGAGATTTACGACCCGCACTTTCTACCTATAAAGATTCAAGATGTCTTTGGATATCAACTCCTAGAGGAAAAGGTAATTATCTTTATAATTATTATTTAAGAGGAGATGATTCTGAATTTCCTGAGTGGGGTGGTGGACTTTTTACTTATAGAGTAAATCCTTTACTATCTCAAAATGATATAGATGAAGCTCAAAAAGCAATGTCTCGTGCTATGTTTGCACAAGAATATGAATGTGAGTGGACTACTACAGAAGATCAAGTTTATGAATTCTTAGATGAGACTATACATATTGGTGATTATGTGGGAGAAAGATTTACAGAAGTTATTGCAGGATTAGATGTAG